TTGTTACTTTCCCATCTTTATTTAAATCAGCTTTATCAAATTTTTTGATAGCCATTTTATCATCTCCTCGTGGGCGGATTGCCCATGAATTTTGGTTTTACCCAATACTATAATTCTACCATTAGGCAGATATATCTACAAGCTCGCAATTGCCGTCTGAGCTACAGGCAAGTGTAGCATTTGTTGAGGTTCCATCTTCTGTTTCATAGAAAGATAGGTCTTCCCAACGAATATTCTTAGGCATCTTATTTACAAGCTCTTCATACTCTTCTTTTGATATTTCCTGGTATGGAGCCTGCTTATATGTATGCTCTGAGTGAGGTAAGAAAGAAATTCCAGAAACTTCGTCAAAATTCTTATACACCCAAGCTCCGACTTCCATCCACTCATCTTCTTTTACTGAAACAGTAATAGAAGGCTTATGCTCACACCAAGCACGTTGGTAAACGAGCCAAATATTTAAATGATCGATTGCAGTTAAATCATTTCTAACAATTGCACCTTCTGGTGCTTTTACTGGAAATGAAAATACGTATGTTTCATTTGGCTTCATTACATCGTCTTCAACTGGAATTCCAACTTCCTTTAAGAAGACAGATATTGGATCATTTTTTGATCCACGAACAGTACGAATATAATACGGTGAATGCCATGGATGCATTCCTGAAGATACCCCGACCAATTGAGATACTGTTCCAGAAGGCTTTACACATGTAATAGCTGCAGACTCAGGAATCCCAATTTTCCCTGCCTCTTCTTTGTTTACTTCTCTTGCCTTGTCACGCAAAGTCATAAGGAATGCCTCAAGCGAAACTAGGTCTTCTTTTCCAGACATAAACTTGTGACCAAATTGTCCAGTCAAAGAAACTCCGAGTAGTCTTTCCTCTTCTGTGTTATCTTTCCAGATTTTACGAAGATATTTGAAGTCTGTAAGTGTAGACTGCCAAGTTCCAAGGATGGTAGCAAGCTCTACCTTTCGCTGAATATCTTTCTTGGTATCGTTTTCACGTAATACAACTTCTGAAAGGTTGCAGAACTGATAAGGACGAAGAATAATTTCAGAGCATGGATTTGTTCCGTAATGAATCTCTGGGTCTCTACGACCAAACTTTGCTGCTTGTGCTTGAGCTGCTGCAACATTGTATATGCCACGCTCTCCAGACTTTGAATCGTAAAGAGATTTCCATTCTGCAATAAACTGTTCCATGTCTGGCTTACGAGAATATGCAACTGAGTTATTTGACAAAGCTCTTTGTGGACTTGCTTCCCACCAGTTACCAGCCTTAGCTTGTGCCATCTCAATGTCATTAATGTTAGACAAGGAGATCATAGCTGACCTTCTTACCCCACCTACGACAACTACTTCTCCAATCTTGCACATTATGTCATGACATTCGATTGGCTTTAGATTTCTTCCAGCTGCGTTCTTAAACTTTGCAATAGTAAAATCAAAAAGGTTTACAAGTGGCTGAGGTCCAGAAGATCTTCCTCCCATTGTCTTTAGTCTTGCTCCTGCTGGACGAACTTTAGAAACATCTACAGCTGGTATATGCCCAGTCCAAAGAAGTGCTAAAAGTTCACGGTATGCTTTAGCCCAACCTTGCTTTGAATCTTCAACTACGATAACTGTATCAGACTTTTCAAGCTTTTCTGGGACGGCAGGCAGTTTGTTAATATACTTGTATTCTACTGAGAATCCAACACCTGTTCCACACATTAATACGTACATAGTTTCATCAAAAGAGCGTGGAGAATCTACTGGCAAAAATGCACAGTTATATCCAGCAACATTATCTCTTTCAAGTGCAGCACCAGATGTCATTACAGAACGCATTGATGGCATTACATTTCGTTCAAAAACAAACTCTTTTAATTCCGCAACTAGCTTCTCATTTGGAATGTAATTATGATTTTTTTGTAAGTGATCCGTCATAAAGGAAAAGTATCTATCTACTGTTTCTCCCCAAGTTTCTCTTCGTCCTTCTTGCTCTACCCATTTAGCATATCTTGATAGTGCAATAAAGTTTTCATATGGGTTTTCAATAGTATTTTTCATTTGTCGCCTTTTCTTCCGCCTTACGGATTGATTGATTTTTTTGAATGAAGTCTAAGTGTATCAAACTTTCTTATAAAAGAAAAGAAAAATAAAATTTATTGTTGTTTTTTAGTTAACTATAATATATAATACTACTTATATACATATATATAATATATGTTGATTTTGTTGATTTGCTGACCCCCCGACCCCCCTATTGGAAGTATACTATTTAGATATTCTATGTCAAGAACAAAAAATGATTTGACATGGACTTTAATCAAATGGTATGATTGGAGTTCGCTATCTCTAAAGGAGGAAATGCCAATGGAGAATATAAAAGAAAGTTTGAGTAGCGTTGTTCATCACTGGACAGCAATAGCGGTAACGGTAATGTTTTTGTTTTCAAACACAAACACTGTCGCACCAGCTCAAGCTCTAATAGTAAAACCAAAGACAGAAGTACAACTTAAGAAAGAAACCTTAGTGAAGTACAGCAATACTGTTTATAAGCCATCAGAGGCTTTGTCTGACGAAGAATTAAAAGATCTTCTTTGGGCAGCAGGCTTTGAAGGAAAAGCTCTTAAAACAGCTTGGGCCATTGCAAAACGGGAGTCTAACGGACGACCACTAGCTTATAATGGCAACAGGAAAACTGGAGACAGTTCCTATGGAATTTTTCAGATCAACATGTTGGGTAATCTCGGCGATGTTCGTAAAGAAAAATTTAATTTAAAGTCAAACGTACTATTATTTGACCCAACTATAAATGCAGAGATAGCGTATTACATGACCAAGGGCGGTACGGATTGGTCAGCTTGGAAGGGTCTAACCCCAAGAGCGCAGGAATTTTATTTGAAATTCCCAAACAATTAGAAAGGAAGTGTAATGAGGATACAGTATGTGTCTGCTTACATTAAACTTTCGGAAGAGGGCCTTGTTCCCAAGCTTTTATGCCCACAGGATCAAGGCTCTCTTTTATGTAATGGCGACGGAGAAGATTTAATTTATTTGTATTGCCTAGAGTGTGATTATAAAAATACAATTGGCATACAGAGATACGAAAGTATAGTAAAATTAGTAGATGAGCAAAGAGAAATTTGATTTTGAGTCCAACATAGTTTCCCCTACGGATTCTATGGGTAGAGAAATTTGGTGGGAAGATGCAGGAAGACCCGAAGGCGGAGACAAGTAATTTAGAAGATAACCTTCCAATGGTTACCTACATAATGCTTCATAGAATTTATGACTTACTTTCACTAATGGCAAACAAAGTGGTGGGTTCACAAGATGTAGAAAAAATGATAGAATATCATCAGGCGGGCTATTTACTAGGACCAGTCCCCTCTTTTAACCCAGGAGAAGAAAATGAATAAGCAAGAAATTTTACAGGTAATGCAAAAATCTTTTGACAAGGCTAATAAAGATTTATGCCTTCAGAATGGCATGAGTGAGGCAGACGCAGACGAAAGCATAGCGAAAAGCAATGTGACTATTGCTGTATTGCTTACAGAAGTTTTAAATGAGCTTGAGCAAAAAAATATTGTACAGACCCATTGATTTTTTATACAGTATGCTATAAAATAGTATTACGTTAGTCGAGTAAATCCTAGCGTATGCATGAAAATGCACAAGGCCCTTACGGATCCGCCTCTGTAAGGGCTTTTGCATGCTATAATATAATTACTATGGCACATCATTTTGCTAAGTTTATGGCTAGTCCACAGTTTAACCACAACTGCGATATTTCATGCAAAGTGCACTCACATCAAAAAAGCACATCTTTTTTGAAAAGAATTATAAAAAGGGTTGGTAGAAAATAATGTTTTATGACAGAGAAGATTGCATTAAAGCCTCTTACTTCCCAGATGATTATGGGACTCAAAGTGGAGTTTTTATATTTAAAGGATTTTTTACAGACGAAGAGTGCAAAACTGTAGAAGACGAATTAAAAGACTACGATCTTAAGGATAAATACAAAGATACCCTTATTAGCTGGTATGAAAATAAAATCAGCCCCCCACTTAACGCCATACACCCACTTTGGGAAAAGGCTAGCGAGCTTTTGTATCCAGAATACGTAATGCACCCACAGGGTAATGTTTTAATTATTACTCCAGAAATGAATGAAGGAATGTTCACTCATTCTGATTCTCCTGGAAAGGGAGAATGTCACAGACTTTCTCAGGTTGACGTATGGAAAACATGCTGCGAGCTAGATTTTGGTCTAGTCGGATACTTTGGAGATTTTGAAGGCGGAGAAATTTTTTATGTAAACATTCATAAAGACGGAACAAGAAGAGATGCCGTTGCTGAAGAAGACAGACTTACAATTAAGCCAGAAAGAGGAGATCTTGTTATACACGGAGCATTTGCACCGCATGCACACGGGGTTCTCCCAGTTTCTTCTGGAAGAAGATACGCATTCTCTAATTTTGTCCTAAAGGCCGAAGACAACCCAGGCACATTCTATAACTACAAGACTCCAGAATATTATGAGCAAATTAAAGACAAGCCAAACCTTTCTTTAAAGGAGTTTGTAAATATTTGGATGAGGCCTTTAAAAGAAAACCCTCAGTTTACTAGAGAAAAGATTGAGCTTTACCAGGCATCTGGATTAGAAGGACCAGAACTTTCTGATAAGTTTATGGGCGAGTACAAAGAACACTAAGCAATAAAGTGCTTTAGTATTGCAGCTGTTGCTAAACAGGACCAAATTATATTAAATATAATTATTGTTGGCAAAGTCTTTCTTGTAGACGTCCATATTAGAGACATGCTAGATGCTAGAGCAAAAATGTAAAGCCACCACCACTGCTTACCAAAAAGAAGACCTGGAACTATTATAGTTGCCTTTGTCATAAAGGATACAAACTCTATGCTGTTTGTAGCATTCCAATAGGATTTGTGCCCCATTTTTGATAAAACATACTTAACGTTATTCATTAAAGCCACCATTCATTTTTAGGAAATCATAATGCTTCATGGTCCTAGGAGCTATTGTTTTTTTGACTAT